CCATTTGATTGCAGTCAGCAATAATACCCTGTAAGAATTCAGAGAACTTCTTCAACTCACGTTTATTAAAATGCGAGTAACCTTCTACCAATTGCGCATCAGCGCCAGCAATGGCGTCCTCAATTTCTTTGGCAGTACCAACAAACAACTCTCCAATGCGTTTAGCAATCGGTCCAGCCACTTGATTCGCCAGCAAATAATTTTTTGTCGAAAACTCGGACTTGCAACCACCGAGGACAAAGTCGTCAATTGCTCCTTCAATTTCACCAGCCAAGTCATGAGCCTTATCTTCCATTTTTTGTTGAATTGATATTACATTAGATGGCATGGCTTCTTTAACTGCAGCGGCATCTTTCTTGTCTTGCTTATCTTGAGACTTTTGACGAACCTTAATCTGATTCAATAGTTTCTCAATATTGGTATTTAGATGATTCTGTTCGGTTTCACGTAAAACAGAACCCATATCAGACATTCGAGCAAGAACACCTGCAGTACGAAATTGATATTCATCAACCTTAAGAAGTTCAACAGCAATTTTCTTGTCAATTTTGGCATAGTGTGTGATGAACCATTTCTTCTTTTCTTTATCATCACTATGGGAATTATAGTAATTCAAATTAAGAATAAGATCGCGCATGTAGTTATCTTCAGAGAGAATTCGTTCATCCCCCTTCATTGCCGCAGTTACACGTTCAGTTTTCTCACGACGCTTTGCCGAATTGACAGCCATTGAATATCCTTATTTTTTAAAAGAGAGACCAGTTGTCCCACCAACCACACCACCTAAAAGAAGTGCTGCAAGCCAAGTATCAAATCCGATTGGGATAGCAAGAACTGGGAACAACGTATTCAGTGACCAGATAGTTGCAACTGGACCAAGAATAATAACAAGAACAATAAGAATAATTGGCAACAAAATTTTAATCATAGCGTAAACTCCACTTTAGTTACTGAGTCCCAGCGGAAAGATCTCCACTCACTCTTTTCTGTATCGAAGACAGCCACTGCGGATCCATTAGTCGTGCGACCTGCAGCGCTGGTTTCTGATGTTGGTTTCTTGTCTGAAGGTATTCTTCCTTCAACGAGAGTACATCGCATTGCTCTTTCGGTACCATCTTTTTTGGTAAAAGTAACGCACAGATCTGTGATGTTTTCATCGTGTAGTACTCCAGTTGTCCATGTTTTAAATTCTTCGAATTCTTTATCATTCTTGAATACTGTTTGAAATGTCATTATCTAATCTCACTTTTAATTCATTAATTATAGGTCCAAAGAACTCAACAAATTCTTTGGTTTGAAAGAAAGACGTATGACCACTATTGGTAATTTCTTTCCCTGTTTCATTTACAAGTTTTTGACGAATAGTAAATTCAATTAAATCATATGCATGACTCTTAACTTTTACTGTTCGTGTTAAACCATCTCGGTGAATTTCATACTCCAAGTCCATGATCTACCTTTCTATGTTTTGGTTGACGAATATACTTGACCTTGGACTCCACAATACGCATACGGTACTTTGGTGTTCTTAAATCTTTTGCTACTAGATTTCTTGGTCTCATAGGTTTATTATACACGTTATCCTCTTACAAAGCAAATTTCTTTAGAATATCTTTTGCAATAAGTAAGTCATCAAGTTTGGCTTCAACTTCAAGAAGTTCAGCACGCAATTTCAATTCACGTGAATATGCATCTAGCAACTCTTGAGCATAGACCTTATCATCTTCGTCGGATTGTTCCCAAAACTCTGCAAAATCTTCGCCTTTGGTGTTCAACAAAAACTCCAAATTCTCACGATCCCAATCGTTAGTAATAAGTCCTTTGAATCCTGACTGTATCATGCTACTTCTTTAAAAATATTGGACCACGTTTGAAGTTTCATCATCTTCTCACTCTTTGCAGCCATGACAGCTGACTCACTAACCATACCTGAGTCGATAATTAAATCAATCATGCACATAAGGTCACCGAGTTCTTCTTCTAGATGTTCACGATTGGAAACACCTTTGTGGTGATCTTCCATACCAAATCTAAAAACTTTACTGATGGCTTGGATAACTTCAGCACATTCTTCTTGCGTAATCAAGAGGATCTCCCGATTCGCTTCATTAATTTCATGCATCTTCATAAACTTATTCACTGGTTACCTCATTCCATCTTTCTTCAACAACTTCGTTGACCCAACTCACTGGGACTTCCAGATAGTTAGCAATTTCATCACACGACCACTTAGTAGTGTCGAGGTAGTAATTAATCTGTTCCCAAAGATCTTTCATTGCAGCCATAATCATTTCCTTTTATCAAACCCGACATGGTTATTATACCGTAGTCAAAACAACAAGTCAAATTAACTTTTCATCATTTATACAACTATTATACCCCAACATGCAATTAAAGTAAAGCGAAATGTTGTAATCCCCTCATTTGTTGAGGGGATTCGTAAGTTGTTGCTACAGAAGGGTTATTTAGAGGAAAATAATCGGTCTATAAAGTAGGTCTCAAACATCCGATCAATTTTGCGCCCAAGAGCAGGATGCAAAACTAGTAACATCTGCAAAGTGATAAAGATAGATAATGTACAAACTACCCAAAGAGCACCCATAATTGGGATGGTGATAAATGCCAGTAGCCAAGCAAGGATCTGAGAAATTTTCAACAGAATTTTATATAGCGAGTGCATTATTCCACCAATTCATTTACAAAGTTTAATAATAAGTCATGATGTCGTCCACCATGATATTTCTTATTTATATACTGCCAAGGTTTCTGAAACCAGTACTCAGGTGCTTCAGGATGACAACCTATTATACCAACTCTGCCTTGTATAATAGCCATTGGGTCACCATTGGCATAGCGAGCAACTGTTTTAAACTTGCTTTCATCACCAATCAATGCGCAACCATCATAGAAGTACATATCTTCTTTTTGATTGTTCCATGTGACTGAAGCTACTGTTCCGTAGCTTCTTCTAACATCTGCGTTTGGTTGCTTTATATATTGAACAGGGTTAACACCATCAAGAATATCGAAATACCTACTTCCAGCCCAATAAGCACCCATGCAAATGCCAAGGTAATGGCCACCACTCTCCAAAAATCTGGCGATTCGATTCGCTCTGGTTCTAGTGAAGAAATTAGGATATGTGTCGCTATCCCCAATCCCGCCAGGAAAAGCAATAACATCAAGATTGTGAAAGAAAGTATCATCATCTAACTCCTTCTCTTCGAATATTCGTATTTGATACTCAGATGATAATGCATGTACCATTGCATATGCACAATCCTTGGAACATTCTGGATGGCGCATAAACAATGCGAGATGTTTCATTACACAAACATGTACATTGCTTGGGCAGCGGAAACGATATAGCGGAATGCTTGTTCGTCAGATGATAGTTCTTGCGCAGCTTTCACTTCCCATATTTGCTGAACAAGAAATTGATATTCCTCTAATGATAATTCTTGAGATTCATATTGTTCACGAACAACCAATAATTCATTGGCAAGTTTTGCAGCTGGTCCACCAAGTCCAGCAATTTCTCTTAATGCATCAATCATCTTCCCCTCCATGCATCAGTGATTACGTCAATGCGAGTTTTATTAATCTTAAGGATTGAATCACAGAACAATTTTTTATCAGACGCTTTGGCTTTGTTGATTGCTTCTTGTAACTGAGCAATGGAAATAGCCTGAGGATCTTTCCTTAGTTCGCTGTACACTTTAAGATGTTGAATTTTATTTTCAGCATCTGTCCAGTTTTTATCGTCACAGTTTAACTTCTCAACTGCTATTTTTGTAGACACTAGATTATCAAACATAACTGGATCATGTGGTTTTGGCCAGAGTGACGTTATGGTTGAACAACCATTTAAACAGATTACTGCTATAAGTAGGAGTTTTTTCATACGCTAAATGAACTCCCACATCCACAAGTGGACTTAGCATTAGGATTAGAGATAACAAACTGTGAACCTTTTAGTTTGTCGCTAGTAAAATTAATAGTAGCATTATCAAAATATTGCATACTCATTGCGTCTACTATAAGGTTATCTATAACAAGGTCATCTTCTTGTTTATCTTCTTCAAGAGTAAACCCATAGTTAAATCCAGAGCATCCACCGCCAGATATAAATGCTCTTACATATTTCATTGATACATCATCCATTAGGATTTCATCAATTTGTTTTTTTGCGGATTCTGTTACGGTAATCATACGCATGCACACTTTAGTTGGTAATCGTGGATAGCTGCTTTAATTGCATCTTCTGCAAGTATAGAGCAGTGAATTTTAACTGGAGGTAATGCTAGTTCTTCGGCGATTTCAGAGTTTTTGAGTTTAACAGCATCATCAATATGCATACCCTTAACCCACTCTGTAACCAGCGACGAACTGGCGATTGCTGAACCACAGCCATATGTCTTGAACTTAGCATCTCTAATAATACCATTACTATCTACCTTAATTTGTAACTTCATCACATCACCACATGCTGGTGCACCGACCATGCCAGTGCCAACTGTTGGATCGTTTTTATCTAGAGAACCCACATTACGTGGATTCTCGTAGTGGTCAATAACTTTATTTGAGTAAGCCATTAATCATCCGATGCGGTTGCGCCACACTTGGCGCGTTTTGCTTTTGTTAAAGCACCAAAGTCTACCGACCATTCGGCTCCAGGTGCTAGTTCTTTTGCGCCAGCTGGGAATGAATAAGCAACTCCACCTTCTGTTTGAAGCTGAGCAATTGGTTTACGGAATTTAGTTAAATCATTACCCAAATTAGGATATGGTGCAACATGAGGGAATTGCCATGCAGCTACTTCTTTGGTTTGATTATTGATAACAATTTTGTAGAAACTATGTGGAACAATAACGCCACTGCCGATTTTCTTGTCTTGAGCATTATAGATGCCTCCAGCAATAATTGTGAAACTTTGATTATGCTGAACAGCCCAACCACGAACTGAAGTTTCCAATAACTTCCAGATACCACGATTTAAACTGCCAGCCTGTGGGCTCATATTAGTCATTAAGAATGATTCAAATTCAACTTGAGTATCCCAAGATAAATCACCATCAGGACTCATATGTCCCTTGTCGTAACCAGTAGCTGCATAATCACCTGGAACTGCTCCACCTTGAATAGATTGGTCTGCAGCAAATGCATTGGTACGAGCAACGCACCCCAGAGCATTTTGTGGTAATAACGTATAAGTTACGTAGCGTGGAAGTTTTGCTTGCGCATCGTAGCCAACAAGATATGCCTGACGGCAGATTGGCTGAACTGCGGGATTAGCAACTGGCCAACCATAAGGACTATGCTGTACGCAGTTAGCGACTGGTTCGGGTTGACGCTGGGTCCAAGCATATGCTGTTACGCAGTTGCTTAGACCTGCCATTGTTAATACAAATAATACCAATAATTTTTTCATTTTATATAACCTTTAGTTTTGTGCCAACACCTACGATGCAAGCGATTTCTGGAGTTTTCTTTAATAATGTCCAATTACCTTCTTTATCTTCCCACAAAGAATACACTGAACCATCTGCCAAATCTAATCCAGTCCAACTTAATTTTTCTTGTTGAGTCTCAGAAAGAAATTTTATTATTGGCATAATTAGTCCACAATTAATTTCATAATTATATTTGAATAGTTGAGCATTTGCGTGCATCGAAAAACTAAGCAGTAATAATCCTATTGTTTTCATATTATCTTTAATATACAACTTTAACTCCGTCGAACATTTACTCGCTCTTTATTGGAGCAATTTTGTTCCTGATACTCATTCTATCTTCAAGAATCGCAATATGCTGGCGATTTTCAAAAATTGTATCACGATTTTTCTGAATTTCTTTTTCTAAATCTTGGCGTAGTTTTTCGCGAGCCAATTCAGCACCACTGTTGCTTGCTTGCTTATTATCTGTTGTAACAACCAAACTAACTTTTTGATTTAGAATTGTAACATCATGTTGAATTGCACCTAATGCGCTAATTAGATAACCAGTGCTACCGATTAATAATGGTAATAGTGCAAATAGTAACTTCTCAATAAATGCGCCTTTTTGATCCTGTTTGTTTTCTTCTGCCATTTTAGTCTTCCTTTTATTTTTATTATTAGACTTACCGCTCTCTTATTTATACTATCTTCCTATGTAGTGCTTTGGCTCTGCTTCTATTCTTCTTTGTTTGCCAGAGCAAAGAGTGTTAGGGGATCCATCTATTTTCTCTTTTTCTCCACTCTAAACAAACTACACGACGTTCATAAACATCACCAGTCCAAGACCAGCGCACACATTCCCATTCTGGCCACTTCTTAACAGGTTCTTGCACTAGTGCTAATAATAAGATCCAATCATACATTTTATTTGGATCCTTTAGCGTATTCTTCACGCTCTGCTTGTTCTTTATCAGCACGTTCTTTGGCTTGTCTTCTTATAACAGCTTGTCGATCTGCTACTTTTTGTTCATAGATTCTTTTATCTTCCATTTGTCCATAAATGCCTATACCACCAGCAACAAACGCAAACATAAAAATACTAAACCCTATAAAGTACATGGCAAACATAAACTGATCTGCTAGTTTCTTTTTATGGACTAATTGACGTTCTTCTTCGGCACGATGGGCTTCTGCACGTTCTTTAAATAATCTGGTGCGTTCTTTGATCATGTGTTCCCACAATTCGGGTTTACCCAATTGCCAGAGAATCATGTCTTTTAATTCACGCTCGGCTTGCCTTAGTGCATCACTGTGCATGGCAATTTGTAAGGCTTCGTGCCCTAACTCTGCGTCTGTTTTGCCAAGGATAGAACCTTTGGCTTTTATTTTTATTCGTTCACGATGTATAGCGTCTGAGGATTCGAAAAACTTACTAAACTGTCCTACTAGACTGTTTATGTCTTTACCTAGTGCTATGGCTTGTTTGATGTGGCTGACAGCTGATTGAGCAGCAGCAAATGCCAGCCCAATAGTGATGGGATCCACTGCATTCTCCTAAAACCATGATAGTGTATTACTAACTATTTAGGTTTTTTATCTTGCAGATCGTCTACTTCTTGCTCGATAGTTTTTACACCAATGCTTGAAAATACATTACTCAAGAATGATTGCGTTTTTTTAGGTAAAGAATCATCACGTTTTTCAACACGATTATAAAGAGAAGGTTCCCAATCTTTAGTTTCATCAACAGTTATATTTAATTCTTCATCATTAAGTTCAGAAGTGTGTAAATTATCATCTACTTTTACTTCCCAATCTTTACCATCAGGATATAAATCTTTATCATCGGCCAAAAATTTAAATTCAGTTTCGGATTCAGGAGCATCTGGTAATTGACCCTCGTCAATTATAGTAGGATTTTCTTCACGTTTCATTTGCCAGTTTGCGGCAACTAATAAAAGAACTGCCAGTGGGTCAAACACTATAACAATCATGATAATAACCCAACGAACTGCTTTTTCTAATACATCAGTTTCTGGGTTATCACCATATAAAAGTGCTGCAATATATTTTATCGGACCGACTTCGGCTTCGACTTTACGGACTTCGCTGGCGATCGGCGCACGCTCTTCGTTGTACTTGGCGATTTTGGTTTGCGCTTGACCGATTTCGGTGAGGATTCTGTTGCGGTCTTTTTGCTGTCCTCGTCTAATGGAAATGGCACGATCGGCTCCACTGGCTTCGGTTGTTCTGCTGAGGGTTTGATCCACTTGAGCATCGAGTTGAGTAAGTTCTTTACGGTTTGCATTAATGTTCTCCTTTTCGGTTTTAATTTTCTCATCAATTAATGCCAATTTGGCAGAAACATCACCAGTTGGTATTGTTTGATCTAGATGAGCCTTTGATAGATAACCAAAGATACCCATTGAAGTTAACATCATCAAAATAATCAAAGAAACAGTAAAGTATGATTTCATCAATACTGGGACTTCTTTCCAATTGCGATATAACCATGAGGCAACTACTAACTTTGCTGCTTCAAGTAGTGAACCCATAATAAAAATAGGAATGACTGCAGCTGCGAAAATCGCAACCAATCCCATGATAGAATAATAAGCAGCACAAGCAGATAATGCCAATGCTGTTCCGAATAGTAGATATGTCATAACTTGTTTTTAATATGAGAACCATGGACTCGGACAGAAATCTGCCCATTATAATAGTCGTCTGATTCTAATACTTTCCTCCCAAATTGTTCCCGTGCTTCCACATAGGAACACTCGGCTTTAGATTTACAGTAGAAAAGAATCTCTCTAGAGAAACTCTCTTTTCCTAATAATCCTACATCTTTATTTAGTTCTTCACTGGAACCATAATATTCAAGCCAATCAGAGTCTACTTTGGATCTGATCTTCTTTTTCTTTTTAGTGCCATTCTTAAGAGTAACTGTCTTGTAGCTAGTCTTTGCGAATTTGGCTAATTTCTTACCGATATATTTACGACTTGTGGCTTTGTTCGTAATTAAATAAACAAAGCCAACGCAGTCTTCTGGTAACTCTTCAACGAGTATAGTATTAAATGTCCACATAGTGGACTATTTATTACTCTTTAGTGCAATCCAAATCTGATGTAGAAGTTGGACCAAACATAGCATTATATGAATCAAGAATATCTTTAACAGGAATTGTACTAGCAACAATATTTGATGTATATACAGTAACCTTACCCATACCAAATCCCATATATGGTTCTAATCCATTTTGAGCCAATAATGCAGGATATGATAATTCATACCATGAAGGGGAACCTCCCCAGCATTGACCACTTGGAGCAGAACCTACTACATTTCCAATAATATGTTCACCAGTAGATAATTTAAAAATCAAAGTCATTCATTTTCTCTCTTAATTTTAATATTTAATGCTAAAGAAGATCTTGGTTCTTGTTGAAGGTTTATATCAACCCCATGTAATAAGTAACCTGGAATGAATACTAATTTACCAGATAGTGCTTCAATAGATATATGTCTGGCGCAATCCGCTATAACAATACCACTTGAGTTCTTAACTTCAACTTCATTAAATATATGGGGTGGTCTTGGATCATATACTGTTAATTTTGGATGATCTTTATTAGAGTCAATATAATAAACTCCAACAACATCAGTCTCACCATGTGAATGGGTTTCATTAGGTTGACCATATTTTTGTATGGTAATCCAAGATCTTTTTATATAGAGATCTGCTGGTTTATTATAGAACTTAGAAACATAATCAGCGCAACAGGACATTACCCATTGAGTAAACTCACTATCAACTCCATCAAGAAGATTAAATTTATTACCTTCTGGTCCAGTTCCTGGAAATGTATTTAAAAACTCTACAAAATCATTATGGATTTTTGGTTCTACAAAATACTCCGCAATAGGAGTAGACCAAATCTCTTTATAATTACTCATCCTCATCTATACCTTCTTCTTCATAGATATCAGAACCGCATAATGGGCAATGGACGATATCTTCAAATTGAAAATCATCACCCTTTACGGTTATCTTACCTTCTGCTTCGCAGTGATTACAATGAAATTGTTTTACTATCATGCTGCTTTACCCCATACGTCATTCCATGAACCAGACAAAGCACCTTTAGCATAGTCTGTAACACGATTCTCAAAAAAGTTACCATGAACAGGTGCATTAATCATTTCTTCGACCCATGGTAACGGATTCTTTTTAACTTTGTAAATACCCCTCATACCAAGACTAATTAATCTACGATCAGCAATGTATCGAATATATTTCTTGACATCTTCTGCAGATAATTCTCTCATATCACCATTAGCGTAGCAGAGGTCAATAAATTTATCTTCAAGTTCAACCATCTTTTCAGCAATGGTATAAATTTTTCCTTTAAGTTCATCATTCCAAATTTCATTGTTCTCTTTGATAAACTCCTTAAACAAACGAATCATATTCTCTGAGTGCATTGTTTCATCAACAATAGACCAAGTAACGATCTGCCCCATACCCTTCATAATACCATGACGAGGAAAGTTAAGAAGCATAATAAAAGAACTAAACAACTGCATACCTTCAGTAAACGCAGAGAAAACTGCGATGTGTGTTGCTGTGCTAGCAAGAGTACCATTCTTCGAACTAAGTTCCGTGACGTAATCATGTTTATCTCTCATCTCTTGGTATTCAAGAAACTCATTATAAGTTGACTCAGGCATACCGAGAGTTTCAATCAGATGTGAGTAAGCAGCAATATGTAATGCTTCACGAGCAGCAAAACCCATAAGCATCATTCTTATTTCAGGTTGGGGGAAATAAGGTAGGTAATTATTAACATAACCACCAGCCACATCAATGTCTCCTTGTGTGAAGAAACGAAAGATATTAGTGAGGAATTGTTTTTCTTCATTTGTTAATTTCTTTTTCCAGTCTTTAACATCTTCTGCCATTGGAACTTCAGTATGAAGCCAATGGCTTTGTTCATGTTTTAACCAAGCATCATATGCCCATGGATAATTAAATGGTTTGAAATACGTGCGTTGGTCTGTTAAATTATTTTTTGTTTTAGTTATCATTTTTTATCCTTCGCATGCTAGACAAGTGTCTGCATCTCCTGTTAATGCGTGGAGGTCAATTTCTTTAATGACCTCTCTTTCGATACGCTTTGATACTTTGTCTGCTTTGGCGATCTTATCACTGCGGCAGTAATACATAGTTTTCAATCCCTGTTTCCATGCCTGGAAGTGAACAGCATGAATGTATTTAATATGACTATCTGGTCTGAAGAAAACATTCAATGACTGCGCTTGATCTATAAATACCTGCCGATCTGCGGCATGTTGGACGACCCATCGCTGGTCGATTTCCATAGAAGTTTTGAAAACATCTTTTGTCCACTCATCCATCCAATCGAGGTGCTGAACTGAACCATCATTCGCAATGATGCTAGACCACACTTCGTCTGCCCAACCCTCTTTATGATTGGTAGATTCTTTTTGTATGATTTCATCTAGCCACCTGTTCTTATTTAAGTGAGAACCCGAAAGAGTATCTTGGCGATAAGCGTTAGCCCGATAAGGTTCAATACTAGGAGAGGTATTGCCCATAAGAATGGAAGAACTAGCATTGGGAGCAATTGCCATAAGATGGCTGAACCGATTGCCAGTACCAACAGCGTCAGGTGCTTCACCTCTTTCCAATCCCAATACTTTATTAGCTGCATCTAATTCCCCTCTGATATGCGCAAAAATTTGTTTATTTCTGCCAATTGCCATTGCAGATTCCCATGGCAAATTATTACGTTGCAAATAAGCATGCCATCCTAATGCACCAACACCAATAGATCTTTCGTGCTTTGCTGAGTAGATAGCACGTTTAATAACTTTTGGTGCATTCTCAATAAAATATTGAAGAACATTATCAAGCATTTCAGCAACATCTTTAAGAAATAATTTATCATCTTTCCAAGCATCATAGTGCTCAAGATTTAAAGAAGATAGACAACAGACTGCTGTTCGTTTCTCATTAGTGGGAAGAATAATTTCCGAACATAGGTTAGACTGGTTAATTTTAAGCCCACGATCTTTTAACCACTGAGGCATCTTACGATTTGACTCATCGATAAAATGTAGATATGGTTCACCAGTCATCATACGCATTTCTAGAATACGTTGCCAAAGTTCTTTGGCAAAAACAGTTTCTCTAATTTCTTTTGAGGCTGGGTCAACAAGATCCCACTTGTCATCAGCTTCTGGGTCAAGCATACAGTTTTCAATAATCTGCATAAATGCGTCAGGGATATTAATTCCATGATGCATATTTAATGTACGTAGATTTTGATCGCCTGTTGGTTTCCTCATTTCGAGGAAATTAATAATATCGGGATGATCAATACTAAGGTAGGCAGCATAACTACCACGACGAGTGCGCCCTTGACGATACGCCAAAGAAGATGCGTCATACATTTTAAGGTGCGGCATAACGCCAGTAGACTTATCATCAGCAGACCTAATACCAAAACCAATACCCACTCCACCCCCAAGCATAGATAGCCAATTAGTTTCTGAGAGATTATCAACCAAACCTTCTGCTGTATCTTCAATATAATTAAGGAAGCATGATATAGGCATGCCACGCTTACTGCGACCAAAAGAAAGAATGGGAGTAGAATAACTGAGCCAATGTTTACTACTGTATTCGTATAGTCGTTGCGCATGTTCTTCGTTGCTCCCAAATGTTTTGCTGACAAAAGCAAACCTCTCCTGTGGGCTTACCTCATCATCCTTCATATAACTTTCTCTTAATCTTAACTTACCTAATTCGTCAAACAAATTATCTCGGTTGTAGTCAACCTTTATGCCATGCATAACACTTTCCATACTTGCCCCATTATTCTTTAGAGTTTTACTAATTCATTTGCCAGAGGAAATACCTCAGCAATAACCTTTGCACACTCACGTGCGACTTCTTGGTGTTCTTTTTGAGTACCATTTGCAGATCGGAGTTCGATAAAATGAATCCAGCTACGCAATGTACCATTCATATACAAACGAGAAACAGTTAGTCCTTCTGGTAATACTGCTCTTGCTTGTTCCTTGGCGATACCATTATCGATAGCCCAAGCATATGCTGCTTCTGCTTCTTTAATAACTCGCTTCTGTCTTTCTTCCCACCAAGCAGCCAATGCTAGATTCGTGTTCTCAACGCTATTTTGACGATTCTTCGTATCTTGAAGTCGGGCTTCTTTAAGAACGAAAGATAAGTCTTTGGTTGGATCTGCATATCGTTGGCTAAATTCCTGAAAAGAGAAAGAGCGATGACGCAAGATTTGTCTTGCTATATCACGAGTAGTTTCTATTTCTAAGCAAGCACTAACCATCTCTAAGGGTGACCAGTGTTGATGTTTAATTAAATACGTAATTAACTTCTGTGATGTCTCTGTGTTGAATTGGTTACTTGGATTACTAACACGTGCACAGAACGCAACCAACTCCTGTACATCAATCAAACCTTCATTATACATCTCTTCCGAAGGTTTGCTATAACTAATCATTCTTACTTTCAAATCTTTCTCCATGTACTATATTTCAATTTGGCTTCTATTCCTTTGAAGGTATTTGTATTTATCGTATCTACAATCTCATCAATCGTCATATCACCATGTAAAATCATATCATTAATATCCTTCTGTTCAACATGCTCAGGGAACATACAAACAGAATAACCTGCTTCAATATTCTTTTCAAGAAACTTAGTTATCTCTCGGTTTCTTGGTTCATTATCCATTACAATCGTTGCGTTAGCAAGTAACTGCCGAATAGTAGGGGTATCAAAACTTGCTCCTGAAACAGCAATTGCGTTTGGAAGGAAAAGCGAATCAATTGGTCCTTCAACCACGTATATACGTTTGCTGTAATCCAAACGATCGAGTCCATAAATTTTCTCCTGTGTTTCATCAACCTTAATGGTATAATACTTAGGTTCTTCTTTGCCATATGCCCTGCCTTGAAAAGCAAAACATTTACCTGCTGGCGTAAAGAAAGGAATAATCATCCTAGGATGTTCATCCTTAATTGGCTCTTGGAATTTAGCAGTTACTGAATTAGTAAATGCTTTAAACTTCGGAGCAAAATACAAAAGATTCCATTTGTTACGTGGAATCTTTCTATTAATCAAATACTGAACTGCTGGATGATCCACTCGTAGTTTATCTAGTCTTGATAAACTTGAAAGGATATCATCCTCAAGCAATTCTTCGTTGGGAGTTTCTAAGATGACGCTTGTTTGTTTAACGTCTTTGTGATCATGGTGTTTTGATGCGCCAGCCTTGTAGCGTTCCAAAACATATTCATCATATAATTTCGCATCCACATATTTAATTAAATTACCAAGATTAGTGCCGTAACCGCAGTTGTGACACTTCACGAACAACTCTTGCTCGCCACGGTAAATATAACCACGTGCTTTGAGTTTGTTCTTGGACGAATCACCACAAACTGGACAACTGTAGTTCCAGAGGTAATCTTTTTTTTGTTTGAAATTCCTTAGACGAGTGCCAAGGATCTGTGCGTACTTATTATCAATGTATAGCATAAGAGTAATTATACCCTATATGCCACTGCAAAGCAAACTTTATTTCATGAACTTTGCAAAAAAATCTAGATGACCAATTAGATAACCTACAACAATTGCACCACCAACAAGCATCCACTTCCAGCGTTCAAGAAGATCAATCCTGCTACCAAGACCATCGATTTTCTTGCTCATTACGGTATGTTGTTCTTCATCGTTTTTTGCCAAATCATCAATCTTACGATCGATGTGATCCGTGATCTCACGATTACCCGTAGTAATGCGAGAGTGAAGTTCTTTGATGTCTTGTTTTACGGCAGCAACATCCTCTTTTATGCCTTCTACTTGAGCTTCCAATTTGGCGATTCTTTCCTGTGGTAGATTTTCCATTTATTTAACACTCTCAAATATCTGTTTTTGTGTCTTATACCATTCAATCCAAATATCAACTTTAATCTGACATTCTTGGTATTGACCGTAGTTTTTAGAAACAACAGAAACTACTTCGCTTAGTTTCGTTGTCGGCTCGAGTAACATCAAATCTGGACAAGCAACCTTTAGTTCTTCAGGAACCTCTGGGAAACTTCTCTGCACTGGTGTTGATAAACAACCAGCCAATAGTAATACAGGAACGATTAATAATAGTTTCATTTCACTTTCCTCTTTGCAGCATCATTGAGGATATTAATAACTTCAGTATCAACAGTACATTGAGAATCAATCCGTTTCTCAACTTCTTTAATTTGCTCTTGTATTACAATTTGTGTATCTTTAACTAACTTCACTCTATCTTTATAAACAATCTCAATCTTAGTGTTCGCACTCTTAGACTTTGCCTCAGAAACTTTAACTTGCTCTTCAAGTTCAGCTACTTTGTTTTTCCAAGACATCTCAGTTGAATAACTACCATAAAAATAAATCCCACACACTATTAATACAGTTCCAACAATTCTGGCGATTCCAGAATAAGGTATTAGTGGTGGGATAAATCTGGTGAAGAAACTTAATGCGTAAATTCCTAAACCAGCAAAGGTAATACCAATAACAACAAGATGCAATAGAGAATCAGGTATAAATGACAACATCCACATTTAACAGACCTCTTTGACTGCCAATTCTTTACGTCTCGCCATTCCAAAGATAGGTTTCTTTTTACTATTCGGATAAATCTTTGGTTCTTGTGTTGCCACTGGACCAGAAGTATTATTTGCAGGTGCGCCACCAATTGCAGTAACACCATCTTCTTTTAAAAATTTACCAACTAAAATTTCTTCTTCAACTAAATGAATATTTGATTCAATTAACTTTTTAAATTTTGGTTCTAGTTGTGATGTAGTTTTTAAACCACTTTGATAAGTCTCTCTAATTAACCAAAGAGCAACAGCCATACTTTTTAATCTGTTCTCACCACCAAATTTATTAATCATTTTCTTAACATTAAATACTAAACGATTTAAAAAAGTAAATGCGTTACGTTGTTCATCAGTAGTAAAATGAGATGATTTAATTAATATGTTACCGTGTGCATCTATGATACCAAGTTTAAATGCCTCGGTATCAACAAATGGAGTAACTAACATACGGAGTAATTTGTATGCTATTACGTTGTCTATAATACGGCTACTCATTAAATTTTCCTTAGTGTTGAGATAACTTTCTCATCTAATACAACTTCTGATAAAATAATATTATAGTCAGGTAAGACTTCTGGCATTCTGTCCAGATAAACTAGGAATGTTATTAAGATATCCCAGCATTCTTCATCTACCTTATAGAAAAGTAACTTAGTAGTTGCATCACCGAATAGATTATATAATACGATTATATGATTGAGTATTAGTCTTTCTTTCAAATCGCCATTATTTCTATACCTGGAAATTAATTTCTTAAGATATAAAAACTTCTTCAGATCATCTTCAAATTCTGCTAAACTATAACACTGCGTATTATCGTAGTGATGCATTGCATAAAGTAGGAAATTCGATTCATTTAACTTTTCATTCACACCATAATACCTTCAAAGAGTGATGGGGAGAAAACCTCCCCATCTTACATAACTACTTATTAAGCGTATACGATGGTCGCAGCAGTAGAAGTTACAGTAGTGTATCCAGTAGCACTTACTTGGCAACGGTATTGATAGTTGTTATAAGTTGTTTTAGCAGCAGCAGTCAGAGTCAACGTAGCAGTAGTTGCACCAGTGTAAACACCAGCATTAGTTACGTTGGCGAAAGTTGTTCCACCATTAGTAGAAACTTGCCACTGATATGTCAACGAAGCTGATGGTAGTGCTGTTGCGGCAACAGTGAATGTACCAGTGTATGGTGTAGCAGCAGAAGCAACGCTTGCAGGATTAGTACCGATAGTGATAGTACCATCTGGTAGAATTGCATCATCAGCTGCGTCACCAGTGATAGAATTACCAGCAACTAGAACTTCAGATTTGTTACGAACACGACCTTCTGAATCAGTGTAGCTGTGATAGCGAACCCAACCAGCATGGGCAATACCCCTTGCTTTGGCTTCAATTTGTGATTCTTCAGTAGAGTCAACACCATATATTTTGCTAGAATTACCCATGATAGAAATACTATCAGTGGATCCGTGAGCAACGTATACTGGTTTCTCAGATAAAGTATATGATTGAGCAGTACAAGTAGTAACTGCTCCATTACCATTGTTAGTACCCATAATTACTTTAGCAACAGTATTGCTGGTAATTGATACAATTTGATATTCTACGCTGTTTGCTTTGATAGTATTACCAGTTGCAGCTTCTGTAGTAAACAGAGTGCTTGAACCAGTAACTACTCCTGCAGCATCAATGCTAACTGTTCCAGTAGCAGACTTGCTGTCTTTATTTCCCCATAGTGCCATGTTGTTTCTCCTTGAATTGGACTTTGTTTATTTATAAGTTGCGCCAGCTTGCTTCAGCTTGGACATTGTTTGACGTGGTTTATAGACCCCAGCACCTGAACCAGCTTTACGACCAGCTGTTTTCTTTTCTGGTTTCTTCATATCAGCTGCGGTTTCATCGGCACCTTCTGGATCATGGTAATTAGCACCATAAGATTTACCTTTGATCATACGTGAAGGAAGATCCGCTAATTTAATTTCATCTAAAGACTCAGTTTCTTCTTTACGAAGTAACTTAAAATCTTCTTTATCTAGTTTATTATTATGGTTTTTGTCTAGTTTCTTTTGACCACCAATTAGTTTTTCATCTAATGTTTGTAAAAATTCTTTATAAGATTTCATAGTTTCCTCTTTTTTTAATTTTGATACTTTCTTTGCTGGTTCCCATTTTTCTTCATGGGGTTTATCACCAGTATGGTTTACTTTATCTACGTTAACTGGTTTACCAATTACAGCAGTTTCTTCTTTAACAACTGGTTTTGAAGTATTCATTTCTGGACGATAATATTTCATAAACTTTTTAAAATCACCTTTAATGTGATCATGATCTTCTTCACGTCCAGCAAGTTTTTCGCCATGACCAGAATCTAGATAATGTTTAACTGTCTTATCATCGCCATCAGTTAGATTCTTAACATGTTTATGCATTTCTTCATACTTCTCATCAGCAGTACCACATGCGCCATGATAACCACTACCTGGATTACCAGTCATTGATTCATTACGTAACGCACGACCAATTGCTACGTTATGATCTCTTGCAGTTTTATGTTTTGGCTCAGCATCAGGTACTGAATTATTTAATTTAAATTTGGCACCACGAGAAGCATCCATAGTTTTACGCATTAAAGCATTTTGTTTATTGCGCTCATCAAGGGTTTCTTCATTGACTTCAGACTCAGAGTACAAATAGTCTGCTGCAGTTTGAATATAATCCGTTGCAAGAGTAATCTTAGATTGAACCCACTCTGGTAAATCAGTATCTGGCTTTAGACAATCTTCAATCATTTCAGCACAGCGCACTAATGTTTTCAACTGATTCATGGCCATTTCACCTTCATAACCGTATTCATGCGAGTCTTTTGCTTCTTTGATTGGTTTCTTTTTAACTTGATCCATTGCACGCTGCGCAAGTGAACGAGCAGAATCCATTCCAGTACGATTTGGATTATTTGGTTTCTTGAAATTAGATTTATATGGTCCATCGAATGGAGGATCTTCTTTCTTTGCTTCTTTAACTGATAGCTGAGTATTAGGTTGGTTCTCTCCACCAAAGAATTTAAATCCTTTAACTTTTTTACCCATGGTAGTATCCTTTGATGTTGACGCTGCTGGCGCAGACGTTGTAGTATTCATAGCATCTCCACCAGCTACATTACCTTGAAGAGTACCTTCAGTAACTACTTCTTCATTCGTTTTCTTTTTGACACCATCTAATTCACGAGTGGCGTGCACTTCAACACTATCATTCTTATCAGCCCAGTCACTCAGATGCTCATGACTCTTGAATGTTTTTCTCCAAGCAGTTCCTTTCATACCACGAATGCCATGGGCTTCAATAGTATGATTAGCTGCGGCTTCAGCCAATTCAAATTCAAGTTCTTCTTTC